CTCGGGAAAATCGCACCTGGGCTATTTGGTGTTTCAAAAGGCCAGGAGGCGGTTGGAAAATCCAGCGGCGGTAGTGCGAAGAAAATGGTAGCGTCTGCCAAGGCTTTTATGATGATGGGCGTTGGAGTGCTGGCGATCAGCGCAGGATTCTACTTGCTTGCACAGTCGGCAATTGCAGTAGCCAATGCTGGTCCGGGGGCAATAGCTGTTTTTGCCGGTTTGACTGGCGTGGTAGTAGGGCTCGCAGTTGGTATGACGAAAATGTTTTCATCTATGTCCGGCGGCTCAAAGAAATTAACAGCGATGGCACCGGCGCTTCTGGCGTTGGGAGCGGCTGTGCTAATGATTAGCGCAGGTTTGGCACTTTTGGCATATTCTTCGATTCAGTTGGCGAGTGCCGGTCCGCTGGCTATCGGCGTAATGGTAGGAATGGTGGTTGCACTTGGCGGCTTGATGCTGGTGGCCAAGAGTGTAGCGCCAACGCTTTCGGCCGGAGCGGTTGGATTTGTTGCGTTTGGCGCTGCGGTATTAATTGCAGCAGCCGGAATCAGTTTGTTATCCTTGGCGGCTATTAATCTTGCAAATGCCGGTCCGCTGGCTATTGGATGTATGGTTGGCATGGTTGCGGCAATCGCTTTGTTGGCAGTTGGAGCGGCTGCTCTTGGACCAGCACTAACAGCGGGAGCAGTTGGCTTTATTGCATTTGGAGCCGCTATTGTTTTGGTAGCAACAGGTGCGTTGATTGCCAGCGCGGCATTGGCGGTTGTGTCCGCTGTTCTTCCTTCAATTGTACAATATGGAATCCAGGGAGCGGTAGCTATTGCTCAGCTTGGCACAAGCATGATTGTTTTTGGCACCGGAGCTGCTGTTGGAGGAGTTGGCGCAACCGTGCTCGGAGTTGGTCTTGCGTTGGTCGGCGTAACTGCACTGGCTGCAGCCGCAGGAGTAATTGCATTGTCTGCCGGAGCAGCGGTGCTTGGAGCTTCGCTTGTGATGGCAGGTGCAGGTTTGACGATTATGGGAGCAGCATTTCCACTTGTAGCGGCTGGCGCAAAGGCCAGTGCGGCTGGATTGACGGCATTACTTGGATCTGGTACTGCGGCCAGTGCAGTTTTTGTGATTTTGGCAGGATCTTCTGGCGCGGCAGCTGTAACAGTTGGCGTATTTGCAGCGGCAATGGTGGCCGGAGCCGCAGGAACCGGTCTTATGGTAGTTGCTCTGAAATCAGTAAATTCCAGTATGAAGTCAATCGCCGGAAATGCGAAAAGCGCTGAAAAATCGCTTACAGGTATGCGCTCCAGCGTGAATGTTGTGAATTCTGGGCTGGATGCATTGGGAAACAAGGCGAAATCTGCGATCAGTGCATTGATTAAGCAGTTTTCCCAAGGAGAAAGTAAAGCGAAGACTTCTGGAAATGCGGTTGGAAATAATTTTAATAATGGCGTTTCAGCTGGAATGTCAAGGGCGGTTTCTACAGCAGAAACAATGTCAAATTCAATCGTAATTACCATGCGATCATCGGCAGGTGGGGCCTATAACAGCGGTGCTTACATCGGCATGGGTCTCGCTAACGGTATGGCAAGCCAGGTCGGCCATGTAAGAGCAGTGGCGGCACAGCTTGCGGCGGCTGCAGAGGCGGCGATCCGGGCAAAAGCGCAGATTCACAGCCCATCGCGGGTGACGGATAAGCTGGGCAACTATTTCGGAATCGGCTGGATCAACGGCATCATGGATCATGTGCAGGAGGCAAAGCAGGCAGCCATGGAGCTGATACAGATTCCGGAGCTTACACCTGTGCCGGAAATCGGGATGAGCCTTAGAACAGGCTATGAAGATCTGAACGACAGTTACCAGTACAGCAGCAGCGGAAAGTATACCATCTACGTACCGGTTAATCTGGACGGAAGAGAGATTGGAAAAGCGACTGCAACGTATACACGAGAAGAAATTGAGAAACAGGAGACAAGGGAGAACAGAAAGAAAGGCAGGAGAACTAATGTATAACTTTGTAGATACCACAGAGCGGTACCCAGGGCAGAACCTGCCTTCGGAGGCTCTCATGTTTAATGGAAACTATTTGGAAAATGTGATTCCCGGATACCGGACACTGTATGTGTCCGGCCGGGAAATTATCAATACAGAACTTACGGAGCTGGAAGTCGGTGCATTGGACGGTGCGAGGTACAGAAGGAAACGGTACCCGTCAAGGACGATCGTGGTAGGATATCAGCTGATTGCGGAAGATAATGGGGCTTTCCGGAATGCGTACAACAAACTGAATGCATTGCTGGATGAGGAGCAGGCAACGCTGATTTTTGCGGATGAGCCGGACAAATATTATATCGGAACAAAGCAGGGAACGAGTGAAGTGCCGGCGGGAAGAAATGCGATCACTGCGGAGCTGGAATTTTACTGCGCGGATCCATTCAAGTATTCGGTGGAAGAATTTACGGTGAATCCGACTGCGGATGACGGAAAAACGTTCATTGTGTCGTACAACGGCACTTATCGGGCCTTTCCAAAGCTTCAGGCAGTAATGCACAGTGAAAATGGAGTAGTAGGTTTTGTAAATGACTCCAAGAAAATTCTTCAGTTCGGTGATCCGGATGAGTTGAACGGAGAAACATACAAAAAAAGCGAACTGATAACAAGCTATGCTGACCAATATGTCTGGTCACAGGATGCGGCGTGGAAAGATGATACAGGGAGCAACTTCTTATACAGTAACAGCAAGACGGCTGGAAAGCTGGGTGTCATGAGCGTAGACAGCATCAAAGGTCTGTATCTGGCCAGCAGTGGATATGTAAGTCCAAACACAAACGGCTGGAATGGAGCTATGAAATCTATTGATGTGGTAGATTCCAATGGAGCAAAGGGAGCGACGCACCTCTATTGTTACATGAACAGCTGGTTTGAAACTGGTCTTATGGGGCAGACGGGCTGCCAGGCGATTGCTTTCTGCGATGCGAACGGAAAAATGATCTGCTGCCAGGAGATATACAAAACCGATACGATCGGAAACACAGCGCACATGAATATGTGGGTAGGTGGAAACAACCCGCGTATCGTCAAAACATATACTTTTGAACCTTGCCATCGAAAAGATGCAAACCCATACAGCCAAACGTATGGCGCAAGCGACATGATGAAACATGGAGAGAAAATACGTTTTTTCTGGAAGGGCAGTTATCCGGAATTTACAGTTCCAGAATTAAAAGATGTGAAAGTGGCAACAGTGAAATTGTATTTGGGACAGTGGGGAAGTCGAAATACAGGAAATCAGCTTGTCACCAGAAATTATTTCCGCGGCATCTTCGTGAGAATTGACAATGTAGAAAAATGGCGTGATATTCCGAATAAATTTTCGGTAAATCAGGTTTTGACAGCTGACTGTAGCAATGGAGAGGTCATGTTACAGGGACTTCCGAGACAGGATCTTGGTGCGTTGGGCAACGATTGGGAGAACTTTTGCCTGCAGCCTGGAATGAATCAGATCCAATGCATTGCATCGGACTGGGCAACACAGCCAACATACACAATGAAATACAGGGAGGTGTTTCTATGATTTTATATTTTGCGGACCGACATATGAATGTCCTTGGGCAGGCAAGCACAGAGCTACCGAAGGGATTGTACATTTCTGATGATCTGAAAACAGAAGAGGTGGAAGCAGGTGTTGCTACACTAGAATTTACGCTGAATTACACGGCGAGCACGCGGAATGATGCGAAACAGTATGGTTCTGTTGGCAATTATATTCTTCGGAAGAATGGCGATGAGCAGGAATTTTATACGATCATTACCAGCGAAGAAAATATTTCCAAACAGGAAGTAGAAATCTATGCCGAGGATGCCGGTATGGATCTCCTGAACGAGACAGTTGGCGAATACAAAGCAGACAAGGCATATCCAGCGAGCTACTATGTTGAAAAATTCAGCGACGATTCCGGCTTTGAAATTGGAATCAATGAGGTCAGCAATTATAACCGGAAACTGTCCTGGGAGGGTGAGACCACCGCTTCTGAGCGTATTTTGAGCGTTGCCACGCAGTTTGACGCGGAAGTTTCCTATACTTTTGAAATCGACCGGTTGAAAATCAAGCACAAATATATCAACCTGCATAAGAAGCGCGGCGTAGATCAGGGGCGAGAACTTCGGAACAACCGGGAAGTGAAAAATATCATTGTAAAAAGTTCAGTAGAAGATCTGGCTACGGCACTTTCCGTTACCGGCGGATATCCGGAAGACAGTGAAACGCCGATCAATCTGAAAGGGTATAAGTATGATGACGGCGATATATATCTGTCCGGCAGTACGATTTATTCCCGGAGCGCAGTGGCCAAATGGAGCCGGTATCTTTCCGAAAAAGGAAATGGAACCGGTCATATTGTCCAGACTTACACCTATGATACGTTAAGTCAGTCAGAGTTGTGCAACCGTGCTGTATCCAAGTTGAAAAAGATCTATGATGCTGCGGTATCCTATGAAGTGGAGCTGGCATATCTGCCGGATGGAATCAAGATCGGCGATACAGTCAATATCGTAGATGACGCCGGAGAATTGTATCTGTCCGCGCGGATCATGAAGCTGGAATCTTCCACCTGCAACGATAAGTACACAGCGACACTGGGCGAATATCAGCTTAAATCAAGTGGAATTTCCGAGAAGATGGAGAACCTGTCTGCGCAGTTTGAGAAACTGGCAAAGAACCGGACATTTTACACATGGGTTGTATTTGCTGATACAGAAACGGGCGATGGAATATCAATCAAATCTGCTGGAAAAGCATACATGGGTATTGCATACAATCGGACGACAAAGCAGCCGGTTCTGACAGATCCGAGCGTCTACGCCTGGGTAAAGGTTGTTGGAGATCAGGGAATTGCGGGGGAGCCTGGAAAAGACGGTCTGACAAGTTTTTTTCATGTGAGATATGCTGATGTTCCGAACCCGACAGCGAATCAGTTGCGAAAGGATACAGGAAAATATATCGGTACCTATGTGGACTATATACTGGAGGACAGTACAGATCCTACAAAGTATACCTGGCGGAAGTTTCAGGGAGATGACGGTGAGGATGGCGCAGATGGCATTGCAGGAAACGATGGTGCGGATGGAGAAACCAGTTACCTTCATATCGCATATGCAACGAGTGCGGATGGAAAGACGGGATTTTCGACAACCAATGCAGTCGATAAGACGTATATCGGCCAGTATGTGGATTTTGAAAAAGCCGACAGCACAGATCCAGCGAGGTACCGCTGGAGTAAATTTCAGGGTCCGAAAGGCGATAAGGGAGATCCAGGAGAACAGGGCCTGCGCGGACTGCAGGGTGAAAAAGGTGACCAGGGAATTCAGGGACCAAAGGGCGAAAGTGGCAAATCCACGTATACGCATATTGCTTATGCAAATAGCTCTGATGGAAAGGTCAGTTTCTCCGTTTCTGATTCGGATCGTGATTATGTCGGAATGTATGTAGATGAGGTCGTAGCGGACAGCACAGACCCAACGAAATATGCTTGGAGTAAGATTAAAGGTGCCGATGGTACGCAGGGAATCCAAGGAAAGCCGGGAGCAGATGGAAAAACACCGTATTTTCATATCGCTTATGCAACGAGTGCGGATGGAAAGACAGGCTTTTCTATTACTGAATCAACCGGTAAGACGTACATCGGTGTGTATACGGACTATACAAAGACAGATTCTACCGACCCATCTAAATACAAGTGGACAAAGATTCAAGGACCGCAGGGCACGCAGGGACTGCAGGGAATCCAGGGACCACAGGGGGAGCGAGGTATTGCTGGAAAAGATGGACAGAACGGAGCTACAACATATTTTCATATTAAGTATTCTGCAGTTTCGAATCCGACGTCTGCAAGCCAGATGACAGAGGTTCCCAACACTTATATTGGTACCTACGTAGATTTTACGGAAATGGATTCAAACGATCCTGGAAAATATACATGGTATAGGCTTCAGGGGTTACAGGGCGAAAAAGGTACGCAGGGCCTTCCTGGGAAAGATGGATCGAACGGAAAAACTACCTATCTTCATATCAAGTATTCCAATGATGGGGGTAAAACTTTTACAGCGAACAGTGGTGAGACACCGGGAGATTATGTTGGAACATGTACCGATTTCAATCAGACGGATCCGACGACAGTTGGCTCGTATATATGGGCTAAAATTAAGGGAGAACAGGGTCCGCAGGGCTTGCGCGGCCTGCAGGGTGAAAAAGGTGACCAGGGAATTCAGGGACCCAAAGGCGCTGACGGAAAAGATGGAAAAACGACGTATTTTCACATCAAATATTCTGCGGTTTCGAATCCGACCTCTGCGTCTCAGATGACAGAGACACCGTCAAAATACATTGGAACGTATGTGGATTTTACACAGACGGATTCGGATGATCCGAAGAAGTACAGCTGGCAGCAGCTGGAAGGTTCGCAGGGGCCACAGGGAAAACAGGGAATTTCAGGTACCAATGGAGCAGACGGGAAAACCAGTTATCTGCACATCAAATATAGTAATGACGGTGGGAAGACATTCACCGGGAACAGTGGTGAGGATATTGGCGCTTATATCGGAACATGCGTGGACTATGCAAAAGATGATCCTACAAGTGTCGGAATGTATAAGTGGGCGAAAATCAAAGGCGAGGCTGGAGCCAAAGGTGATAAGGGTGATACGGGTAAGGGGGTTAAATCGACATCTGTTGCATACCAGGTTTCAACTTCCGGAACAACAGTTCCAACTGGCACATGGTCTGGGTCTGTGCCATCTGCATCCGCGGGGCAGTATCTGTGGACACGTACAATCATCACTTACACTGACAACACAACATCCACGATATATAGTGTCGGCCGTATGGGAACCAATGGTGCAAATGGCACCAATGGAAAGAGTATTGGATCAGTAGTCAATTATTACCTGGCAACGGCATCTTCCAGCGGAGTTACAACGGCGACGAGTGGATGGACAACAGCTGTCCAGTCGGTGTCTGCGGCTAAGAAGTATCTTTGGAATTATGAGGTTGTGAAGTATACCGACGGAACCGTGGCGAGTACAACTGTGCCTTGCATCATTGGATCATACGGTGATCGGGGAAGTAAAGGGGATAAAGGTGATACCGGATCAACCGGAAATGGTATTAAGAGTATTACC